GCTAAACGATAAGAAATTTCATAGTCTGTAACTTCTTGATCAGTAATATGATTAAAAGAGCAAGTGGCACGAACGGCAACTCCACCAGTCTGCTCTCTGTATAAAGATTCTTGTACTTCAAGACCTGCAACCTTTTGAATAGGAATAGCGCTTACAGTTACTGACTTAGTAGTAAAAGGACTGAATCTACCAAGTACGTTTTTATTTCTTGCTCTTAAAGTTGTTGTTCCAAGAGGTAAATCTGTTATGACTTGATCTTGTGCGATAAATATCTTTTCAAACTCGCCTCCAAGATTAACATTATATATCCTATTATTAGCTAAGTTAAAAGTGCTAGGGAAGTTAGACGCGGTGAAATCTAATGTGCAAGAATTACCGCTAACGTTAGCAATTGTGCCTACAGGGTCAAGCTCTAAGTTCACAAATGAAAACCCTGCTAAGTTAGCTTTCGGGGTTGCATCTAATTCAACTCTAAAAATTGAATTTGCGGTCAGAGCAGCATTATACGCAGCACTAGCAGGATCGTAAGAAGTATTTATAACAGAGAAAGTATTATTAAAAAGAGCTTGAACATTATCACCAACTTCAATAGCGGGAACAGTATAATGGTCTACCTCAGCTCTAAACTGTGTATCGCCTGAAGTCGTTGAATATATGATATTCGCATCAATAGCAGCATTTTTATTAAGATTCACAGTAAACTGTCCTGAGTTCTTCTCAATACCGTCAATAAATAATCTTACAAACGCTCCATCTCTAGGTTTAACCTCTAAAGGAATTGACGTACTAGACACACCTAAATTACCTTCAGTTACGTAAGTAAACTCAGAACCGCTAACATAAAAACTGTTATTATTATAAAATCTAGCATCTAAGAGCTGATTGATGTTTACAAAGAAAGGTGCTGTAGGAAGTCGGTCTACCAAATTAAGACCATTAGTCTTTGTGTTTTCAAACTTCACAGTATTAGTTGATTTATCAAAACCTACAATATTAACACTTAGCTGCGTAATATCAGTAGCAAATCCGACAAAATTTAATAACCCTTGAGGTGCCGTTTTTTCTTTGATTGGAACAGAGATAAAATCATCACCTTTAAGATTGCTAAAAACTCCTGCATCGTTTACTTCCAACACATGCTTAAAGAAGTTTTCATCAAATGCTACGTTTAATCCTTCAAGGGAAAGTTGTACATTACCGTCTAACGTTCCACCAGCTGTATCAACAGTTGTAAAAGAATTAGCTAATAATTTAATTTGACCAATTGTTGATTCAAATCCATTTTTACCTATTAAAGAACTAGGTTGCTGCCCGTCAATTAACAATGACGCATTACTTACAGATAATGATAAAGTAGAGCCTGGGGTAGCATTATTTACTAAAGTAGCTCCATCGGGTCTAGATAAAAAATACTCAGTTCTGAGATCTTGATTGTAGCCTGATAATTCATTTCTAAAATTTAATATTCCATCCACACCAATAGTCCCATCCAACCTTCTGCGAGGAGCAGCATCAAAAGAAAATAAAGGAGCTGGCGGAACAGATAAGGGAGATATTATATCAGTATAAGCAGTAGGAGTATAATCAATGAATGTATCAGAATCAATATATACATTAGAAATATATTCAGTCGCACTAATTGTAACTTCTTCTTCTTTTGAAGTTCTTTCAATTGACGTAATTTTAAATAGCTTGCCAGCTTTATTAGTGTAAAAATCACCAGAATCTGCCATCTCTCCAAAGGACCATAAATCTCCTTTTTCAGGAGCTAAAGTATTAGTCCAAGATGTTACAGACTGAAAAGATTTTGCTTTTTTGTCGTACTTTTGAATAACATTTAATTCACCTAAATCAAATCCTGTTGATACGTTATCAGTTTTAGACAACTCAAAAGCAGCATTACTGAGTAAGTAAAGATCAACCCTATCATCTTTCATTTTGATCAAACGGAATGCTAGAGGTCCAGTGTTTGCTGTAAATACTGAATTACTAAGCGAAGGAGAAGTAAAATGTTCAATAAAAACATTTGTATTATTTGATGCACCAACAGCTGAATCTGCAGAAATTTTTCCACTATATCCGTAAGCAATACCAGACTGTTGTTGAGCTACTGAGACAACATCACCAGGGGCTAACTGTAGTGCATCGGTTGATGTTGTAAAAGTAATTGATCTACGATTGTACTTAGAAGACGCGATCTGATACTGAGCAAATCGAAGAGCCTGACTTCTTCGAGTTACACCTTTTAAATCTAAAGACGCTATATTACGAATTATATTCTTCTCGATACCATCATTTGCATCTGAAGTATCTACTCTTACAGTCTCTCTTTTATAGTGATTTGTAGGCTCAATATAAGATACATCAACACCTGAAATAATATCACTTTCTTTTATTCCCGTAATATTTAACGATCCTTGCTTAATGTTAGTCTCATTAAAGACTGCTACAGGGTATTCATCAGGCATATCAATGGCCATAGTCAGTTTTCCTAATGAGTATACTACTGCACCTCTAAAACTAGCACAAAGCTCATTAATTATATCCATTGCAGGTTCTTCATCAGAAATCATCACATCAAGAATAAATCTTCTTTGTTTGATTGCAGTGCCTGATGGAAGTCCAATTTGGTTTTCACGTATTGTAGTAAATTGTAATCTAGGTTTATGTCTAAATGACCCATCTGATAGCCCGTCAACACCTGTAAATTTACCTGTGACGGCATCACATGCGTCACAATATTGAGCAACTTGGAAAAATTTATATTTATCTATGTGTTCTTCAGGGACGCCTAACCCATATGTGTTATTAGTTAGTAGATCGTATATGATCCAAATAGGATTTTGTGTCCATGAATATACAAAAGTACCGTCCCAAGATCCAACATAAATTTGCGGATTAGCATCTGTTTTTACGGTGCTACCTGAATTTTGCAGACGATAACCATTACCGAGAGTGCCACCAGTGATTTCAACTTGCCTCCAATCAATCTCTCCGTTTTCTAATATAGGTTGATTGTAATTTGAAGGAACCTTGACAAGAAGACCTTTAACAAGTGAGGTAAAATTAGGAACTCCATTTTGATGCTCATCAACAGCTTTTAAAGCATAACCTATATGAGCAGTTCTAGGATAGGACTGCGGAGCATTTTCAATTTCAAACCAACCAGTAGACTGAATATTTTCAGAAGTTCCAGATGAATCATCATCTTCTGAGGTTTTTTCTATGGTAAATCTATAACCAGCATCATTTCGTTTAGCTGCTGGAATATTTACCTTAACATTAAATTTAAAGAGGGTATTGGTTTTACCTGTGATAGTCTTTGAAACAGAAGTGATGTCATCAATAAGAGGTGTACCTGTTAATACTCTGTTCTTAATAGTAATTTTGATAGATACAGTATGTATCTTAATGTCGCCCTCTTTAGTAATTTTCTGCAAACCTTGTAACGCAAAAGTAAATTTTAATGCGTCCCATGATTGAGGTGAGGTTTCTTGATCTTGAATCTTAACTGCAGGAACTCCTGATAAGTTACCTTTTTTAAGAGTCACAGGAGAAGCAAAATTTTGTGGAGTAACGACAGACTCTCCAAAAACATCTAGTCTGTCCTGAGTAGTAGTACCTGTCGAGGATAGAGTGACAAATTTTTCGTCATCAGTAGAATCACTAGAAAAGTCAATTAAATCATCAATCACATTGTCTTGAATCTCAATATCTTGTGGACCATTTGGATTTATTCTGTAAACTGGACCCTCACCAAGGGCAGAGGTAATAAAAACAATATCGGTGGAAAATAAAGAATTTGGATCTTCAGAGGCTCCACCTCCGCCGCCACCTTTACCACCTTTTGCGCCACTAATAATAGGAACAAGAGCATTATGGTGTTTTGAATAATTTTTACCCATTAGAACTTATCCCTAACCTTTACTACATCATTTTTACCATGATCCTCTGATTCTATATACCCACTAATCATCTGTCCCGCAACCCTAAACTGTCCATAAATTAAAGGAATAGGAGTTCCAGATTGAATCGTATTTGTTAAGTTACCAAACGCACCATTTTGTCTGGTTGCTGAATCAACTTCAACGTCTTTTTTCTTCTTTGTAAAAAGCTTTGAGATCATGCTCATCGCAATGTTTGTAAATAATGATCTAGCAAATGACGGCATAGCGCCAAATGCTTTAAACAGGCTACCTATACCACCTGCACTGCTAGCCCCAGCAGTTGCTCCAGCACTACCAGCCGCTGCACCACTTGCTGCAGCTCCTCCAGCTAGGGCAGGAGCAAGAGCAAAAGCGAATATACCGATAGCAATTAGAGCTAGTAATCCTCCTCTTTTACCACCGCCTCCAATTATTACAGGAGCTAAATATATTACATCTTCATCATGAATTTTTCTAATGTGAAATTCTTCATTAGTCACTAAATTATAATTTTTATCTAGCAATGCGAAAGACTCATTAGCATGGCCCCACGATATCATATTCATGTAATGATTAAATCTAGGATGCATCGAATGAAGATAGTGAAAAATATCATTATATGTATTAAAATCAGCACGTAACTCAGGCTGATTAAAATATTTTCTTAATGATGAATGTACCTTAATTGTTGCTAACAAGATGTTTTCCCTCAAACTTATCAAAGATAAGAGCGTCTAAGCCCTGGTCAAGCCAGTATATAAAAAATTTATTATTAAATCCTACCAAAAATTTATACTCTTGGAAAGCTGCACTTACTTTATCTTCTTTGCTTGGTATGGGGTTTTCGTCTCCTGGATGAGAATGAAAAATGCCCCACACATTTCCGTCATGTTTCATTAAATCTGAAGGATCTAAAACAAAGCTTATTTTAGGGTCAAGAGAAATATTTTTACAAGGCACATATGCAAAATCATTGGTAATGATACCAACAGCCTCTCTAGGATAATCTCTAAGAGCATGTGCGTTCATAGCATCTTTTAATTCATCAATTCTTTCCATCTAAATATCCCTGTTGTGTATTGTTTATAGTAT